TGTCTGATCGCTATGCGCCGGGCAAACCTGCGCCCCGGCGCACAGCGCCGGGTGCTGATGGTGCTGGAGCAGTGTTTTGACGATGTCAGCGTGGAAGACGCCGAAAAAGCAGGCTATGCCAATACGGAGGGATAAGGACATGGAACGTTTTGTGATCGTGATGCCGGTGGACACCAGCGCTTACCTTTTGCCCTGTGACGACGGGGACACCTGCAAGCTGGAGACGCTGCAGAAGCTGGTGGGCGGGCCCATTGAGATGGCCGACACCTGCCTGGCTGCCAGCTGGGCACGGGAGGATGTGGACAGCATCCAGATGGCCGTGAACGAAGAGGGCCTGCTGCAGGAGATGCCTTACAATGAGCACGCCACGGATCTGTACGCGTTCAACTACATGAGCAGCATTGTAGGTCCGGCAGTGCTGATGGCAGCGCGGGGCGATGAGCTGATCGGCTTTGCAAAGTCGGTGGCCGAGAGCATCTGCGCCGAGTGGGAGGTCCCGCTGGAAGCACCCGGCGAAGGCGAACGCTTCCAGACCTTTAACCCGGACTGACAGGAGGCGTGAATGGACGGTGAAAGCGGGCCGCTGAAGATGTGGCAGATCTGGGCGCTGTATGACATTGCCGCGGATTTTTACGCAGACCCGGAGAACCAGGCTGCGTTTGAAGCATGGCAGAAGCAGCGGGAGAAGTGCAAGAAAACAAAAAGGCCCTGCCGGCGTGACAGCACCGGCAAGGCCAAGGGGTGATGAAAGCAGCATGCACTCATCACCAGAAGTTTAACACAAACGGGAGGTTTTGACAATGCGGAAATGGATCTATTACTGCGGCAGCTGGGCCAGCCTGATCGGCTGCCTGCTGGTGGCAAGCGGCCTGGAAAGCTACACCGGCTGGGCCATGGCCGGGTGCTTTGTGGGGGCGCTGGTGCTGCTGGCGCTGGCTGTGGTGCTGGCGGGCCTGGGCAGCTGCGCCGAGCTGGAAGAGGACTGGCTGCCCCGCAAGGAGCGGCAGCCGCAGAAGAAGCAGGCGGCCAGCCGCAGAAAGGCGGGCTGAAGGATGGGCAGATACCGCGTGAATGTGGAGTGCAGCCAGAAGCTGCCACAGACCAAAAGCGAATACTTTACACACTGCAGCTACGAGGTGCAGGCCATCAGCAAGGGCGTGGCAAAGGCCATGGCCGAGGACAAAGCCCGGGCAGAGCACGGGGGCTGTACCTGCAAGGCCTACAGCGTGGAGGTGCTGAAGTGAGCCGGCCGGAGAACCTGACGACGGACGAGGCGGAGATCTGGCAGCGGATGGAGCAGCACGGCGAGGAGCTGGTGCGGGACATGGGGGCTGCCATGATGCAGGCCGAGCGGCTGCCGGAGTGGATGCAGGAAGCAGCGGTGAACATGCTGTGCGACAAACTGGCAGACGCCCGGGCGCTGGCGGCCAGCTGGATGAACGACCACGGGGAACCGTGAAGGAGGACAAGGATGAAAAGCAAGATTGAAATCAACATTTCAGTGATCGACGACGGCCCGGTGGTGATGCGCTGCCAGGGCCAGAACACAAGCAAGGGCAAAGCACTGGACGCCCTGGAAGATGCCTACCTGAGCACCGTGGCGCAACTGATGAGAAAGGACCTCTCCAAGGCCGAGCAGGAGGAAGCCGCCAAGGAATTTGGCGAGATGATGCAGGACCGGCTGCTGGCCATGGTGCGAGGAAAAGGCAAACGGTATATGGTCAGCAGCGAAAAAGAGATGAGCTTTATGACGGAGCTGATGCGGCGGCAGGGGGAGGTGCAGCCTTGACCTACGAAGAGTACCGACGGGAGTTGAACGAGGCGCTGGAAAAGGCGGACTGGATGAACCCGCGGGACAAAAACGGCCCGGCGTACCGGGTACTGGCCCGTGCGGCACGGGACAAGGCCCTGCCGCTGGCCCAGTGGCAGAAGCTGCACGACGAATACTACGAAAGGACAAAGAGATGAAGAAGAAACTGAGCCTGACCGAGAAGATCAGCCTGGCGGAGAACAATGCGGTGGATTTTATGCACGCCTGCGTGACCATTGCCCTGCACGACGAGTACGAGGTGGGTGTGCAGCGGCTGCGGAAGGTGAACCTGCGGCGGGACGAGATCAACGAGGAGATGCTGGAAGTGATGGCCCAGCCCCGGAAGAGCGGCCGGGAACAGGCTGCAGCCGGGCAGGCCTGGCTTGTGAGCCTGTTGCCGGAAGGAGCGGAAACCGAGTTCCGGGTGCCGCTGGGCAAGGGCGCGGCCCGCAAGCAGAAGGAGCTGCAGATCCGCATGGCGGTGGACAACGCTGCCACGCTGGAGTGGCGGGTATACGCGGCGGCCTGCGCCGAGGTGCTGGGCTTTGGAGCCAAGCGCCTGAACGACTTACATAAAGCGGTGCTGGAAAACTTCCGGCAGCTTTCCGCCTGGGCCATAGAGGACGGCGTGGACGTGGCGCTGGAGCGTTTTTGCCGCTGCGCCCGGGACGCCTACAAGACCGACGTGCAGGTGGAGGACATCCCGGACGCACAGGCGCTGCATCAGCAGCAGCGCCAGACCCGGCAGGCACTGGACGGGCTGGCAGAGCGGGCCTGGATGGTGGAGGCCAGCCGCAAGCGGGTGGGCTGCCTGCCGCTGGCCCCGGCGGAAGTGGAAAAGCGCATCCAGACCGTGCTGCAGGCCCCGGCCATGCCGGAGAGCTGGGAGAGGAGGCGGGCGAGATGACCGAGATCTGGGCAGGAATCTGCAGACTTATCAGGATTCAGGCGTATGATGTGCAGATCTGGCTGCTGGAGCGCAAGAAGTGGTTGCTCGACTGCGGAATCGGGGCATTGGATGCACAGATCTGGTGCTGCAAAAAAGTAATTGAGATCACGGAGGCATGGGAATGACACTGAAGGAGGCAATGGCCTACCGGGGCGAGAACGCCGACACCCTGGCGGAGAAGATCGGCATCCGGGCCGGGGAGATCACCAAGTGGATGCGGCCTGCCGGGCTGCTGCGGGTGCCGTCGGCACGGCTGCAGCAGCTGGCCGTGGCGCTGGACGGCGGGGTGCTGGTGACGGCGGACGGTGTGGAAGTGGAGCTGTACGGGAGCGGAGGCAACGCATGAGCAAGGACAAATGCAGAATGAGCCGCAAGCGCTTTTGCAAAAAGGCGGCCGGAAAGCACGGCGTGCAGGTACAGGAGGTGCGGGACATGGTGCGTGAGGAGTGGGCGGACCCGCTCAAGCGCCTGCAGGAGAAGCGTGCGAGCGCAAAGCACCGGGCCGGGAAGCAGGAGGGCAGCGCCGTATGATGGTATACAAGTATCGCCTGACCGACCCGGACAGCGGGAAGGTGCTGTACGAGGGCACGGCGGCAGATCTGGCCGCCCAGGGCGTGGTGCGGGCGGAGAAGATCCTGCCGACGCTGTGGCGGGATCAGCAGCGCCAGCACAAGCGCCGCGGCAAGCACCGGTGGGACATCACCCGGGAAAAGGTAGAAGTGGCTTGCAGCCGGAAAGCCTACAAGGTGCGGCTGAAGCCGAAAAAGACGGCGGCCGTGCAGGCAAAGCCGCCGAAACGGCCTGCAAAGCCGAAAGCTGCTGCGCTGCCGGTGCCGAAACCGGTGGCACCCAGAGCGCCCCGGGTGCGGCTGAAGAAGTACCTGACAGACCCGACCCCGCTGCAGCGGGACGTGCGGGAGCTGGAAGGCTACAACGCCAAGGCCCGGGAGCGTGGAAAGAAAGAGCTGAGCTATGGGTACTGGGCAGCAGAGGGAAAACCGGCTGCTCCGGCATGGTAAAGCCGGTATGCACGCCGGACTGCCCGGACCGGCACCCAGCCTGCAGCGACCGGTGCGAAAAATACCGGGCCCGGAAAGCCGAGGTACAGAAAGAAAAGACCTACACGAAGAGCCAGAACGATGCGGGAAAGATCAACCGGAACGACTTTGACGCGGAGTTCTGGATGGGCGGAAAGCACAAATAACGAGCCCCCGGCGGCGTGGACAGCGCGCGGCCGGGGGCTTTGGCGACGGCGGGAGCGTCAGGCCGAACGGGTGCTGCCAGAGGGAAAGCTCTGGCGGCAGGCGTTTGAACTGAACAAGCCATTCCTTTTTATAATAAGCGTCCGGGGCGGGCGCTTTGGGGGGCTTGTATACCCGTTAATCTTGTGACTGTGTGGGCCACAGAAAAGAAACCAACACGAAAAGTTTACCGGACAGGGAGGGCACCGGGATGCGAAAAAGCTACATCCGGGAAAAAAGGACCCTTTGCGGGGACACATACCAGGCCGTGGGCATTTACCCCGTGACGGATCAGGAGCACCGCCAGCGGGGCAAGAAGCGCAAAGAGAGCGACAAGGGCCAGAAAAGCCGGAACAAGGCCGCCAGTCTGCGCCGTCGACTGCGCAAGGTGCTGGCCAATTTTGACCAGAACGGCTTTTACCTGACCGCTACATACGAGGACGCCTACCTGCCCGAGGACGAGGAAGGCTGCTGGCGGGACGTGAGAAACTACGCCCGGCGAGTGCAGAGGGCGGCACGCAAGCGGTTTGGCGTGCGGGGGACCTGGCTGAAGTTGATGCTGTGGGCCGTGCGCAACGGCGAGGCCGGGCGGCTGCACATGCATGGCTTTGCCCAGTGCCCGGGGCTGAGTGAGGCAGAGCGGCGGGAGCTGCGGTATATGCTGGAGGATCTATGGCGGCGGCGTGTCCCCGGCACACGGGAGTTTGAGCCCATGGGCACCATGAACGCAGACCGGATCATCATGAAGAAGATCCTGGGCATTGACGGGCAGGGTACGAGCGGTACGGTGGGGTACATCTACGGCCACAGCTTCCGGCGGTGCCTGGAAACCAGCAACCTGACCCTGCCGGAGGAGCAGCCGGCAACTGACACCAAGTGGAGCCGCCGCCAGCTGCGGGAGGCCTGCAGCGAACACGCGGAGGACCCGGCGTGGTGGGAAAAGCTGTTCCCGGGGTGGGAGTGCGTGAAGATCCAGATCTTTGACCCCGGCGGGCTGCACGAGAATGCCGAGCCCCGGCCGGAGGGCTGGGAAGCCACCGAACCGCAGGCTTATGTGATCCTGCGGCGGCGGGAGTTTGCGAAAGTTCGCACATGACAGACAAGAAATATTTATTTTGCGCGTAAAATAGGCGGTTTGTGCGGGGAATGTGTGAGATATCAGCCAAAAACGGCAAAAAAAGCGGGAAAGGCGGCGGGCAGTGACCAAAAAGCAGCGGAAAGAGGTGCGCAGGGCGCTGCGGCAGTACGACGGGCGCGGCAAGTGGGCGGCAGTGCTGGACCGGGTGAAGGAATACTATGCGCGGACAGACCCTGCCTGCTGGGAACTTTTGCGGATGCGCTACCTGGAGGGCATGCGGGAAGAGGACGTGATCCGGGCGCTGTACATCGGGCGGACGACCTACTATAGCAAGGAGCTGGAAGCGCTGAGCACGGTGGGGATCTACGCGGCAGCGGCAGGGCTGCTGGAGGCGGAATGACAGCTGCGGGAACGAAGAGAGATGGCTGAGCGCTGCGGCGCGCGGCCTTTTTGTACTGCAACGGCGACGACCGCAGCCTGCGGCTGAAGCAGGGAGGAGCTGTTGGGGCAGCGGCCAGCAGGATGCAAGGCCCGCCAAAGGGCCGCAGCAGACGCTGGGAGCTGAGGCTGGGGCAGTGTTCTGGTTTTTCAAAGCGCCGCAAGGCCGCTGCGGAAAAAACAGCAAACACAACCCGTGCTCCACTCCCCCAAAAAGTCCGTAGGTTTTTTGTGCGGCGGTTTGCGATAGACTGGAACCATGAGCACAGAGGGAGGGCCTGGGATGGCACAGCGGAAATACTGCAAAAATACCGTGCCGGGTCGGCAGGGGCGCGGGAAGAAGTACCCGGCCAGGGTGCGGGCTGAGGTGGTGATGGCCATGATCAGCTCCAACTCCATCTGTGCAGTGGCCCGGAAGTACGGCGTGCCGGAGAGCACCATCCGCAGCTGGATGGCCGAGGAGGCCGGAAAGTCGGACGGGGTGTTTGCCGAGGCCAGGGCCCAGGCGGCGCGGGAGATCGCAGCCCGGGCGGCGCTGGGAGCCCGGGCCCAGGTGGGCTACCTGCAGCAGCGGGTGGCCGAGAACCAGCGGGCCAGCGAGATCTGCACAAAGCTGCGGGCAAAACTGGACGAGGATGCCCGAGCCTGGGACTTTGCGATCGGCGGGCTGCTCAAGAGCGAGGCGGAGAACCTGCAGGACGCGGCAGAAACCGGCCTTGTGGTGTACAGTGAGCCGGGCAGCTACGACCGGCGGCTGGAGGACGATGAGCGGAAGGAGCTGGAACAGCAGCTGGAGCGGTACGAGGCGCTGGCCATGACCGACAAGGACGCGGCGAACGTGGCCACGGTGCTGCTGAACGCTGCGGCCAATGCGGCGGCGCTGGTGCCGCGGGACGAGGGCGGCAGCCAGAGCGCTGCCCCGGCGGTGCTGATGGAAGCAAAGGACGACGCAGAGCAGCAGGAGGTGGTGCTGGATGGCACGGCAGGAGATTAACGGCCGGCCCATCATCTGGCGGCCGCAGCCGAGGCAGGCGGCCTTTATGCGGCGCAGCGAGGACGAGGCCCTGTACGGCGGGGCGGCCGGCGGCGGCAAGAGCGACGCGCTGGTGATCGAGGCGCTGCGGCAGGTGGATGTGCCCAACTACCGGGCATTGATCCTGCGCAAGACCTTTCCCCAGCTGCGGGAGCTGATCGACAAGACCATGCAGTACTACAAGCCCGCATTCCCCAAGGCCCGGTACAATGCCAGCAACCACTGCTGGACCTTCCCCAGCGGGGCGAAGATCTATTTTGGCAGCATGTTCCGGTCCCAGGACAAATACAACTACCAGGGCCAGCAGTTTGATTTTATCGGGGTGGACGAGCTGACCCACTTCACCTGGGAAGAGTACAGCTACCTGATGAGCCGCAACCGCCCCAGCGGGCCGGGCACACAGGTGTACATCCGGGCCACGGCCAACCCCGGCGGCATCGGCCACGGGTGGGTGAAGGCCCGGTTCATCACGCCGGCACCCCCGGGCACCCGGATGGTGCAGCTGGTGGACGTGAAGAAGCCGGACGGCACCGTGGAAAAGCTGCGGCGCACGCGGGTGTTTATCCCCTCCACCATCTTTGACAACCCGGCACTGCTGAAAAATGACCCGGGGTATCTGAACAACCTGGCGTCCTTACCGGAGGCGGAGAAGCAGGCGCTGCTCTATGGCAGCTGGGACAGCTTCAGCGGCCAGGTGTTCACCGAGTGGCGCAACGACCCGGCCCACTACGAGGACCAGCGGTGGACCCATGTCATCAAGCCGTTTCGCATTCCGGCGCACTGGAAGATCTGGCGCGGGTACGACTTTGGCTACTCGCGGCCCTTCTCGGTGGGGTGGTATGCAGCGGACGAGGATGGCAGGCTGTACCGGATCAAGGAGCTGTACGGCTGCACCGGCACGCCGAACGAAGGCCTGAAGATCGACCCGGTGGAGCAGGCCCGGCGCATAAGGGAAGCAGAAGAGAACGACCCGATGCTGAAAGGCCGGGTGATCCAGGGCGTGGCGGACCCGGCCATCTTCAACGAGAGCCAGGGCGAGAGCATTGCCCAGATGCAGGAAAAGCACCCGTACTACCTGGTATGGCACCCGGGGGACCACACCCGCCTTGCCGGCAAGATGCAGATGCACTACCGGCTGGCCTTTGACGCCGAGGGACGGCCCATGCTGCAGGTGTTTGACACCTGCAAACACTTCATCCGGACCATCCCGAACCTTGTGTACGACGAGAGCAACGTGGAGGACATTGACTCGGACCAGGAGGATCACATCTACGACGAGTGCCGCTATGTGCTGATGGAAAACCCCCTCAGCCCGCGGCAGATCCAGAAAGAGACGGCGCTGCGGGACGACCCGCTGGACCTGGACAGCCACAAGAGCCGCACCAGAGTGATGCGGGTGTAAGGACGAGAGATGTTCTCTTTTGCCGCACAAAAGAGAACCAGAAAAGCGCGGCGGTGCCCGCAGGGCATGAAAGCCCCAGTGGGGCTTTTAAGCCGCAGACTGGTTTGCGAAGCAAATGACGCGTGTTTAGCGCGGCAAGGTCACGGCGATTTCGACGCGCTGGACCCACGAATCAAGGGCTGCTCGCCCTTGATAATCCCAAAGAAGAAGTCAAACCGGAAAAAAGCTAGCCGCTGTGCTTAACGCTTTTTTCTCGGTTTTCCGATTGGAATGAGTACGAG